CAACGAAGCCGATTTGTGGAACCGCAGCGTCTTCTGGCTCGCTTACAGGATGTTGCTTTTCGACTTCACCAAAGACGTCTTTCCTCGTCAGTCGCACTGCCTTGAGCACCGGCCCCTCTAATTCAGCAAGCATCCCACCGCTTCCCGTTTTCCCCTATAAATCCAAAATACGCTTTATGAGCCGATTGTCTACTACGGGCTCATTCCGGTCATTGCCGGCTTCACCGGGCGCCCAACCTGCTGCCAACGCCGCACACGACCGCCATCCGCCGCATGGCGCTCAGTCCTCGGAAACCGCGACGTTGACCGGCGATACGTTGCGCTCCTTTTCGTGCGCGTCCTCGTGCCCGACACCGACGATCGTGATGAGCTCGATCTTCGGGCTGGCCTCCGCGCCGCCCTCCGGCAGCTTCAGCCGGGCGCGGGCCGAGGGGCTCAGTCCCAGTTCGGACATGTAGCGCCCCATTATCTCCAGCTGCTTGTTGGCCACCGTGAGCCACGGCGATTGCTGAACATAGCCGCTTGGCGTCTTCAGCAACGTCGGTGTTCCCGCGAGTTTATCCTCTGCCTCCACCCAACGGGCATAAGCCTGGCAATAGCCCGCGAGGGCTGCGCGGTCGGCCAGGGTCAGGATACCGGCCTCGTGCAGCGGCGTGGCCAGTCTCCGCCATTCCTTGCGCGCCACGTCATTCAGGTGAGACGGGCAGCGCGGCAAGGACATGAGCGGTGAGTTCGCCAGCGTGCCCGGCTTCGGCACGGGCTTGCGTCCCCGCGTCATCTCACGCCCTCCGAGTATCGAAAACGGCAAAGGGGTCGTCGTCCCCGTCAGCCGGGTCGATTCCGGCGACACGAGCCCGGGCCGACGGGGTCAGGCCGAACTCGGCGGCATACCGCACCATGTCCGCCATCGCCTTGTTGGCCGCCCCCACCAGCGGGTTCTGGATCGCGTTGCCGGCCTTCGTCCGAATGATCAGCCCATGGGTGACCGCGTCCCTGTCGGCCATGCCCGCCAGTGCCGTTTCGGCAGAGACCCAGCGCCCGTAGGCCTGGCAATAGGCCGCCAGTGCCCCGCGGTCGAGCTCCGTCATGATGCCCATGGTGACGGTTTGCTCGATCACCCGGTCCCATTCCATCCGTGCGGCGGGCGTGAGATGATCCGGCGCCTCGGGGCGTGCGATCCCGGGCTGTGGCTCCCGTGCATTGAGCCGGTGCTTGCGCGCCGTGCCCGAGAGCAGCTTCAGCCGTGTCGGTCTGGTCTTTGGTCCACGCTGTGCCATCACGGACCCCGCCGTGCCCCCCGGTCGGACTCATGGCTGCATGTGCAGGTGACGGGGCGGTCGGTTACGGGTCCGATCCTGTCAGGGAACGACCCGCCCCCCGGGGGGCCGGTCAGGGCAGGATACGCGAACACCCTGCGCACCGAAAAGCTGCGCGCCAGCGACAGCGCCGCGAAGACAATGGCGGGCTTCAGGGTCTGTGTCAGCGTTGTCTGCAACCCGACCGCCGGGAACAGCACCGCCTGCAGCAGGACGCCCGCAGCCACGCTTGCAGAGGCGTCCATGAACGACATCGTGCGCGACAGGCTCATCACGCCGCCTCCCGAGGGCGCGTGGCCCTGATCTCCGCGAATGTGCCCGCCTCGCCCGCGAGGGTCGCGTCCTCGCCCGTGAACGCCTCCCAGCGCTGCACGATGACGTCCACGTAAGCCGGGTCCAGCTCCATGGCATGGCACGCCCTGCCGGTGGTCTCGGCTGCGATCACGGTCGTCCCCGACCCGCAGAACGGCTCGTAGACCGCCTGTCCCGGGCTGGAATTGTTCAGCATCGGCCGACGCATGCAGTCCACGGGCTTCTGGGTGCCGTGGATCGTCGCGGCGTCCTGGTCGCGGTTGGGGATCGTCCAGAGCGTGGACTGCTTGCGATCGCCCGACCAGTGGCCCTTGCCCCGCACCGCGTACCAGCAGGGCTCGTGCTGCCAATGGTAATGCCCGCGCGAGAGCACGAGCCGGTCCTTGGCCCAGATGATCTGGCTGCGGATATCGAACCCGCTGGCCACGAGGCTATCGGCCACGGTGGTGGCGTGCAGCGCCCCGTGCCACACATAGGCCACGTCGCCGGGAAAGAGCGCCCAGGCCGCACGCCAGTCGGCCCGGTCGTCGTTCATCACCTTGCCGGTGCGCCTGGTCTGCGCCGCGCCTGTCGCGTTGCGCCAGCCGGGATCGTAGGCCACGCCATAGGGCGGGTCCGTCACCATGAGATGCGGGCGCACATCGCCCAGAAGCCGGGCCACGTCCTCCGCGTCGGTCGCGTCGCCGCAGAGCAGCCGGTGCCGGCCAAGGCACCACAGATCGCCGGACCGCGAGACCGGGTCTGCCGGCGGCTCCGGTGTCTCCTCCTCGCGCGGGTCGCCCTGGCCGTGGTTCAAGAGCGCGTCGAGCTCCGCGCCCTCGAAGCCGATCTCAGCGAGGTCCACGCCCAACTGGTCGAGATCGGCCAGCTCCAGCGACAGCAGATCCCGATCCCAACCGGCCTGCTCCGCGAGGCGATTGTCGGCAAGGACGTAGGCCCGCTTCTGCGCCTCGCTCAGATGCGCCAGCTCGATGACGGGGACCTCCCGCAGGCCCAGCTGCCGCGCCGCCAGCACCCGCCCGTGCCCCGCGATGATGCCGTTGCCGCCATCCACAAGCACCGGGTTGTTGAACCCGAACTCCCGGATCGAGCCCGCGATCCGCACCACCTGCGCCTCGCTGTGGGTGCGGGCATTGTTGGCATAGGGGATGAGGTCCGAGACCACGCGCCGTTCGACCGATTGCGCGCCGGGAAATCCCGCCGACAAGGTTTCTTGTGGGTTCACTTGCTGCACGACTACCCCCTGGTCAATTCCCGTGGTCTTCAGGGCACTCTATCATATCGCGTAAATCATTGTCATCGTGACATTAATTCCCGAATCGCGCCATTGAATGCCAAAGCCTGCCAGTGCCAGGATCGGGCCAACGCAAAGCAGCGGCGGCCAAGCGCGAGGGTGGGACAGATGGGACAGGTGAAAACCATTTCTGCCCTACGCGCGCGCGTGAGAAGAAAAAGGTTCTGCTCTGTCCCATCTGTCCCAAGACGCGTCGGATTGACAGGTCGCGCGCGGCAAGGTTGAACTCGACTGGGGGAGGATCAACAAACCGATGGGGCACATCCACCTCAGCGTTCTGCCAACTACACGCAGATGGAACGATGTCGTCGATGCACTCACATCTGACGCGACAGACGAGATGGTCGTGGCCGCGAGCGCGCGCGCGGCCGAGAAGGATCTGCTGGTCGCCACGGACAGTGCCGCTTTTGTCGAGGCTGTCAGATTGCTTCTCGCGATCCCGCACGCGGCCCGCGCGGACGACTTCGGTGATGCGCTCAGAGCCCTTGATCTGAAGATCGGCGATAGGCCCGAACTGCTCGACCTGACCATGGCCGTCGATGGACGTCTTGAAGCCGTTCAACGTAAAGCTGGCGGATCGAACGACCTGGGCGCGATCGCGGCGCGAGCGCTTGTCACGACCTTTTCGGACATGGTCGGGGACCAGTTGCCCGGGCTTTTCGAGGCGACGCCGGGTGAAGTTCAGGCTGCTACCCGGAAGCTTTCCTGGTCACGCGGAATCTCCGAATTGTCCCGCGCCTTCTACGCGCGGCTGGTCGCGCAATCGCTGTCGTACTGGCTGGACCGGACCCTCGCACAGCATGTCGGACCCGAGGCACGTTTCGCCAATGCGACCGCACGAGGCAGCTTCGACATCGCCCTTTCCCAGTATACGCAGGAGTCGACCCGCATCATTCAGGAGTTCGCGGGCGGCTGGTACGGCAAGACCCTTCACGACAAGGGGGGCATTTCCTCTCTGGATGCGGCCGCATTCGGTGCCGTGGCGCTGAAGAAGATTGTCGAGGAATTGCGAACGAGGCGCGCGCCATGATCGAGGCGCTCGTTCACTACGATCCCCTGAAGTCACCCCTCGAGGTCCGTTTCGGCGGGAGATATCCCAACTTCAACCTTGACGCCGACAAGCTCAGAGCAAAGGCGCTGGCCGAGATTGATCCTCTCTGTGACGATTTTCTGGAGATCGCGTCGGTAGTCTTTGTGGCCGACAGCACGGTCAGTCGTGGTGGCGAGAAGCGGTCCTGGATGGGGCAGGATTGGCGTCGCGAGTTTTCCTTCAAGATCCCTGTACGTCAGCCGGATTTCTGGCAACGGCCGGATGTGGTGGAGGCCCTGACCGATGCCGTTTCCTTTCTCACTGAGGACGATGTGCACTTCGATTTCGTTGCCGGGGAATTCGCACAGTCACGGCAACCGTTTCTGGAGTTTGATCCCGCCGGGCCACAGTTCGAGGCAAACGAAGTCATCCTGTTCTCCGGCGGCCTCGACTCCTTTGCCGGAGCGCTGGAGACCCTGGCAACGACCAGCCACAAGGTCCTGCTTGTCAGCCATCGATCCGCGCAAAAGGTCATCCCACGGCAGGATGAATTGGGAGCATACCTCGCCGGTCGGTTCACGGGTCGCGTCCAACACCTCCAGGTCAAGGCGCGACGCCGTGGCGCGGAGAGCAAGGAGACGACACAAAGGTCACGCTCGCTGCTCTTTACCGCCTTGGGCTGGGCGGCCGCCAAGGCTCTGAGGATTCCCCGCCTCAGCTTCTATGAGAACGGGACGATCAGTCACAATCTTCCAATCAGCCCCCAAGTGATCGGCACGATGGCCACGCGGACCACGCATCCCCTGGCCTTGAAGAAACTGAATGACCTCTTGCAGCTTCTCGGCCCGGGCCAAATCAGCATCGAGAACCGCTACGAGTGGCTGACCAAGACCGACGTCGTTCGCAGGATCGAGCAGAACGGCGGCACCGAAAAGATCGCACGCGCGGTGAGCTGCACGAGCATACGCGAGCAGGATACTCTCAGAACGCATTGCGGTGCATGTTCCCAATGCCTTGACCGACGCTTCGCGATCCTTGCCGCCGGGCTCGAGGAGCACGACCCTCCGGAATGTTACGCGACCGATGTGCTCTTCGGCGCGAGAGATCGGGGCCGATCGGTCACGATGGCGGTTGAATGGACACGCCATGCGCTTCGCCTTCGGGAAATGGATGAGCGCGGTTTCATGTCCGCCTTCGCGCATGAGCTCATGCAGATCATTCGCGGGCATGACGATCTGACCCGTGCCGAAGCACTGCGCCGGGTCCACGATCTGCACATTCGGCATTCCAATGCGGTGGCGGGGGTTCTCGAACGCGTCGTCAAGGAGAAAGCGGCCGACATCGTCGCGCGAAGGCTTTCTGCCTCGTCTCTCGTTGCCATGCATCTGGGCCAACAAGATGACGCCGACCTCGCTCTGCCTTCTGATCCGCGTTCGAGCGTCAAAGCCTACGGTCCGATCGAAAGCATCACTGAAGAAGACGTCGTTCCGGACCCGTCCAAGCCTCTCGTTGCAGCCTTCTATGATAAGGGCGATACCCCCGTTGTCGCCGTCGAGGGGCTTGGTCGGGTCGAGGGGGCTCCGGCGCAAGTAGCACACGTCCTGAAACCAAACTTCGACAAGGCCAGGGCATCAGGCCTGGCATACGATGATCACCCGTTCGTGCAGCTTTTTGCTCTGGGCTGCTTGAGACAAATGGGCAAGTCCGCCATCCGCAAGAATGTCCAGCGATGCCGGGAGCAACTCAGCGACTTTTACCGGGACGTACACGGGGTCGCGCCGGATCGTCATCTGCTCATTGAAGGCAAGCAGCCCAAGGGACACCGCCTGGAACCGGGTTTGCAGGTGACGACAAAGCACCGAATCGGATCGAGTTGAGCAGCAGGCTGCCCGTCACGGAGCAAGATATGGTTGAAAGTTGGTGATGGCCCCTGAGGGGCGGCATATCATGGCGGTGCTGAAGCGCCGTCAATTCTCAAAGAGAAAGGGATATGCCACATGTCGAAATCTACCGTTGTTCCATTCGAGCT